TGCGTTCCATGCTTTTTCTAATTCTTCATCTGTAATTTCTTTTGGTCTTTGCTTACTACCTTTACCCATGTCTATTACCTCCTTTAGTTTAGTTGATTGTTTTTTGAGTCTATTACTGTTACTTTAATTCTATCCTTATCTTTAATAACGTACTTAAATTTAACATATGGATTTTGACTTATACTAATATCATTTTTAACACCAAGTATTCTCTCGTTATTAATATCATAATAAATATACTCAACAATCCATTTAGGAATATAACCACCTGACTCTTGGTCTTTTTGTAAGCCAGTAAAGTTAGGATGTTTAACTCTTGTGGTAATAAAGTTATCTTTATACTTAACTAAAACTTTACCGACATCTTTAATTAAAGCTGGGTCATTTACATCCATATAACCACTACAACCACCTGATGCCCTTATAGCCACTTTACTCATATATAAGTTACCAGTTTTATCTTCGCCAACTGCACGAACATAAGAGTCTGTTTCCATACGAATCCTAGTCAACAAGTTTAAGTTCTGAGTCTTGTCTGTTAGGTAATAAGTAGAAGCGTGTTGAGTTGGATTAGCATCAATAATAAGGTATATCTTTTCTATGTACACACCTTCTTTTTCTACTAACTTAATACTAATAGGGACTTGTGCTCCACTATTAGCTCTCTTTGGTGCGTTAATACTAATAAAATCTACTTCTACCGCCTTAACATCTTTAAACATTCTCTCTTCTATGTAAGACCATAGATTAGGATTAATGTCTGCTTTTGCACTGGATAAAAACACTAATGAATACATAGCTATTAGCATTATAGCAATTACAATGCAATTAACAGTAGCTTTAAACAACTTATTCCATTTCCTAAGTTTCTTACGCCTTGCTTTGTTTTCCTCCTTCCAGAGTTTAATCTTTTCTTGCTCTTTATTGTAACTCCTTAAATTTGCTCTCATAATTTAATCCCTCTTTTAGTTAAACTGCAAAACTACTGCCACAACCACAAGTGGCTTTAGCACTTGGATTACTTATTTGAAATCCTGAGCCTTGCAACCCATCTTTATAATCTACTTCTGAATCATTTAAATACTGAAGACTCATAGGGTCAACAAGTAACATGATACCATCTTTTTCTATCTTAGTATCATCATCGTTAACCTTCTCATCAAAAGTAAATCCATATTGCATACCTGAACATCCACCACCCTGTACATAAGCTCTAAGCTTTAAGTCAGGATTGTCTTCGTCAAGTAACAATTCTTTAATCTTAGTTACTGCGCTATCACTTAGTTTCATCTTGCTTGTCCTGTAGGTTTTTAATTGCTCCCTTGATAGCATCCTCTGCTAACACTGAACAGTGTATTTTAACAGGAGGTAAAGCCAGTTCTTCAACAATAGTTGTATTCTTAATGTTCTGAGCTTCATCTAATGTTTTACCCTTAAGCATTTCAGTAACCAAAGAGCTTGAAGCTATAGCACTACCACAACCATAGGTCTTAAACTTAGCATCTACAATAACATCGTCAGATACTTTAATTTGTAACTTCATTACATCGCCACAAGCAGGTGCGCCTACCATGCCAGTCCCAACGTTAGGGTCAGCTTTATCTAAGCTTCCTACGTTACGAGGGTTTTCATAATGGTCTAACACCTGTTTGCTGTAAGCCATTATTTTTCCTCTAGTTCAATTAATAAATCAATGTAATGCTTTGCCTTTTGTAAATCTTCAATTCCATTCTTATCTTTGTATCTTGTTACATATTTAATAACGTTTCCTTGTAAGTAAGTAAGCTTGTTCTTGGTAATATACTCAGCTGGCTGTATAGCTAGTTTAGAGTAATGGTCTCCACCTACTTGTTTTGTCATTGCATTGCCCTCGTTATATTGATAATCTAGTCTATCTATTATATTCATAATTCCTCCTGTAATCTGTTATAAAGTTCTACTTGAGTTCCGTAGCGTTCCTCCCAGGTCTGTTTGCCAATAACATGGATTCCCATTTTTCCCTGGTGATGGTATGGACACAAAGGTATCATTTTCTCATCCTTTCTACCCATACCTGTATGATGTCTAATGTGGTGTATGGTGGCTGGAGGAGGGTCTACCTCTTCACAATACCATTTACATACACAACATCCAAACTCAGACATTTTATTCATGTAGGCTTTTTCTTTTTTAGTAGCCATTAGATAATCTTACCTATCCATTTATGATTCTTAATAATCATCGGATGAAGCTTAGGTTGACCATCTACAATTACTAACGATGACATAACAAACCTATCCTTAAAGTTCTTAGCATACTCAAATGCTAATGACTGCTGATTAGTTAAGCATCCAGTCTGAGCACCCCAAACAAGCTTGTCAGGATTGCTGTAATACTGAATACTAGACTTACTATGGTAATGGCCCTGGACTGTATTGATACCCATTCTTTGGGCTACTTGCAGTACATTAGCTGACATACCATGAGTAAAGAAACATCTCTCACCATCAGACAAATTAATCGTTAGGTCATTAACCCAATTCCAACCCTTACCTACTTCTAAAAACTCGTTATAAGACTTTAAGAAACCTTTAGGTAATCCATGTTTCAATGCTCTTCTAAAGACCAAGCTACTATGATTACTATCTACTAAGGTCATCTTTGGAAAAATCTTTTCTAACTTATGTATCTCAGCCTTAGCTAATTCTAACTCATCACCTGCACTTGGCAAGTCAGGATTAGAATCATGCATTGAGATAGCATGGCAATCAATTTCATCACCTATGTTTACCACCAAATCAAAGCCTTTATAATGTTTCTTTAAAGCTTCTAAGAATGGTAAAGCACTGCGATGTTGGAAGGGACAATGCATGTCCCCAATTACCAACACCTTACGATATCCAGCCATTAAGACTCTTCTCTGTTAATTCTGTATTTATACAAGCCGTTACTTACATGCTCTCTATCTACAGTAAAACCACCGAAGCGTTCTTTTCTAAGATTTCTAATGCCAGCAGATGCTGATGCTTCAGGAGCTCCAGTAACCTCTGACACCTCTTGTAAAGTAAACCACATACCGTTGCTCATACAATCATATATCCTTTGCATCTGGCCTGTTAGTCTGTGTGAATCTCTTTTGTGGTCATACGCTTCGCCATCAAACCATTCATTATTATACTTAACCATAATTTCCTCCGCTTAAATTAAAACCTAAGTCTGATGCAAAATGCTCAACCTTAGATAAGTAGTCTACAAACTCTTTAATGCTTAACTTTGAGCTTGATTTTATAACAACCATCTCATCGCCTAACATGTCTTGCTTGTAGGATAAAAATTTATACTTCATTAGCTCGTGCATTTCACCTTCAGCATATCCAAGATATAAGCCAAGCTCCTGGATAAGTTTCCAATACCTACGATTTTGTTGAACACTTCTATTAAAGGCAAAAGGTTTAACTTCTACCTCCCAAGCTTGTGATAAGTCTAACTCACCAATCTGCTTTCTTAGATGTTCCAACTCCTCTTCGGATGTCACTTTGTATCTTTTCATAACCTTTACTCCGGTAAGTTTTACCTTCTTTAGATGTAGCTTTAAACTCTACATCCTCCCCAAACGTTTTCTTTATCTCTTTAATGAAGTCTTTAATCATCATCACCATCGCTCCGTATATTCAAGAGTAGCTGGGACATAACCTAGTCCCCACTTAGCTTCAGTACCCTGTCCATGTCTTTGCTTGAGTAAGTACATAGAACATGGTGCTTGATTCATAATCTTTTCATCAATACCACCCTCAGCCGTTTCTCTCTCACGTTTTTTGTTTCTATGTATAGATACTACATTATCAACTAAGTTAGTTATATCAGAGCTTCCTGATACATCAAACTTGCTACTGCCATCATCTTCTGATGCTGTCTTCCTACTGTGAGCAACCAAGAATATATGTATTCCTAAGTCTCTAGCAGATACACATAAATCATCAACAAACCTTTTCTGCCCAGCATAATCTTCTGATGGTATTCCACACTTCATGAGTGAGTCAATAACCACAAGTTTAACGCCAAGTTTTTCAGCACAGTAGTAAACAACTTCCTGCACCTTTTTAGCTGTTGTTGCTTCGCCCTCAGTATCGTACATGTATAGTCTTTTTTGTACCTTGTTAAGAAAGTCATCAATATACTCATCATTAGGTACAGCTTCGCCAGTCTGTTTACACATCCTTCCTAATGTTTGCTTAGGTAGCATTTCAAAAGATGCAATCATACTTTTCTGTTGTTGCAATAAATGCAACATTACA